TGTAAGGATCCAGAGATGTGGATTGAATCAACTTCATCTATATAAACGCGATTGAAGCGCACTATATCTCCAACCTTGAATATGAATTCCTTATAAAGAGTATTTGAAATAAGAATCACATCAGCTTCATTAAGATTTTTCCAAAAACCAAGTTCCAGATTTCTCTTGGTTGTTACAAAGAATGTATTCAAGTTCGTCTGTTCTTTTATATATGTGGACCATTGTCGATAAAGAGTATGTGGAACAATAATAAGAGAAGCAGAGCACTCTGATAAATCAGTATAGACTGTATTTTCCATACTATAAAGATATTGGCTGGAGGGCATGGAAAGTTTGGGCATTTTTGGAGAGAATGCGGTCTCGGATTTCAGCTGTGCAATATGCGAAAGAACCGTTAGACTCTTTCCAACACCTACACCATCTCCTAGAATCCCCCACGAACTGTAGAGTCTTTGTCCTGAAATATCCCAACCTTTTGAAAGCCTTATTTCATGATCTAACATTGCTTGTGTTGCAGCTGCTTGATGTGGACGCAAAGGGACTTTCAAGTTACGATGTGTTAATTCTACACGCGGAGAATCAGATGTTAGTTCATTTACATAGGCTTGATTAAGTATTTGTAGAGCAAGTGTACTTTGTTCTGTTAGAAACAAGGATGTCATCTAATGTGTGGTATCTGGCTACTGTTTAGGCTTACTAAGCAGAAGCAAAAAAGTTTCGTATTTCTCCATCGCGAATAAAATCTCGCAGTTTATGTGTGGTTTTTTTCACGAAAGGATTCGGCTCATCACGCATCTTCTTTTTATCAAATGTGTTTTCACTATGGCTCATAACAAGCATAACCTTCATCGGATCTAGCTGAATCATTGGATGTTTGTAGTTATCTAAGAATGAACGTTCTTCTGCGTGTGTAACTTCCTCATCATATAAATGGGTTGAGGCATATGAGCGACGCCATGCCATTGTACCATTTGTTGCGTGATTTGGATGATAGGGGCCCAGTTTGTAGATTTCCTTAATATCAGAATAATACATGAAAATCTCGGAGCTACCTGCAAGCTCAAAGTTGGGGCTCTTCTTGAATCCATCAACAACTGCTTGAACACGTTCTGGAAAATAGAAATCGTCGTCGTCCATTGCAACAATAATCTCACCTTTTGATTCTCGGTTGAGGCGATTTCTCTTTGCACCAATATTCTTCTTCTCGTCTTCGTATAAATAGCGAAAGTTTGTCAACTTATCTTTAGCGGCAGCAAATATATCTTCAACTCTGTCTGATCCGTCATCAAGCACAATCCACTCCATACGATCCTTGGGATATGTTTGCGATAGATAGCATTGTATAAGAGTTGGAATAAACCGTCTTCTATTGTATGTCGGTGTAATGACCGATACAAAAGGAAACTCCTTTTCACGTTGAGATTTCATCTTCTATATGTTAAACGCTAGTTCCGATTAAGCCCACTTTCGCTGCCGCTTCTGCTTGCGCTTGTGCTTGTGCCTGCGCTTGTGCCATTGCATTCTGTTGAGCTGTAGCCATTATGACCGTTTCAGAAACAGCATGCGCACCGTCAATAGATTCTACAGGAAGTGGTGTAACTAGAACTTCAGCAGAGATATGAGTAAAAGGATATAAGATACCAGCCAAAATAGGATTCATAATAGGCCCTTCAACAAGAGGTGCAAGAATCGCGTGATATTTGCCACTAGCTCCAGTTGTATATCGCATTATAGCAAATATGAATGCTACAGGGAAAAGAAGGGTTCCATACACAAAATAATAGAAGCGCATATAAACTGGCATCTCAAACATAGCATTACTTGTCATTGAACCACCCCATAATGCTAAGATGACAATGAGAATATAGAGAAGGTATATCTTGAACTGATTCCAGATTCGCCCAGCGAGCCTCTTAATAGAAAAGGTCTGATTCGCAATCTTTTCTTTGAGACTCTCTTTCTTTGCAGCCGCCTCTTTAACTTTCGCATCCTTCGCCTCTGTCTGCGCTTTTTTAACAATCTCCTGCATTTTAGCGTCTACTTCATCCTTCTTAGCAGCAATCGTATTTGGCGTAGAGCCTGATGCCGATGATGTGAAACTTTTGGTTTGTGCAAGAAGATTGTCAAGTGATGCCTTCGTATCCGCACTGACTCCCGGAATCTTATTTAATATATTTTTCGTTTCATCTCCTTTTGACACCACACTGGTTAGACCACTTAGACTGCTTGCAGCTCGGGCACGGAAATCGGCTGCTAGTTTATCTGCTTTTGGGTCATACATAGAGGCGAACATTTTGTTTCCAAGTAAACTTGTTACCGTCTCCATCTGTTGTCAGAAGACATTTTACCTAACCTTATAATGCGTATTTCAACCCGCCCATACCTGAAGCGATTTCAAAGAAGTTAATATTTTCAACATAGATTGTTAAATCATATGTGTAGGTTGTTCCTGGTGGAAGAGGGTATACATCGACCTCAACCTGGAAGTTTCGGATACGACTTGCATTAATACTTCCTGATGGTTGAGCAGTCGGGCTCGTTAGAGCAAAGTTGTAGATAGGTACAATCGTCTTGGGAAAGCCTGATAAATACTTCCAAGGAACGATTTTTGTAAAGAACTCAACCGGTTTCTCCTCTTGGATCTCATTACCATCACAAAGAACACGAATAGACCTAATAATATTCATCTGCCCCTGAGGAACAAAGATACCTGATGAAAATGCGCTTGTATTCATGGGTGTTTGTCCTGGTGTTGGATGATAAGGAGGGTAAGGGAAGTTCCACCAGTTTGTTAGATTTGCAAAGTCATTTCTGGCGGCTATATCGGATCGTCTATTTACAAAGAGGAGACGTGTGATAGGATTGTGGGTCTCTAGGTCAAGAAGCTGGCGATTATACAATCCAAGGAAAGGATAGGGTGTAACCTGATACATAAGATAGGAAAGCTGAGTCGTTGCAAAAAGTTTCTGTTCATCCGCCGGTAAATAGACATAGGTTGACTGAATACGGGGATTCAAGAACCAAGTATTCATGGTTGGTGGTGTTACACCCCAATCGGTAAGAAAGTTGCGAATCTGTCCACTCAAGTCGGTGACTTGACCATAACTAGGAATATTCATACGAATGTCTGTGCTAGATGCATTCATACGATAATCGGGTGCAACACGGAAGCCTGAAAGGTCAAGATAGGTATACAGCTGTCGTATAGGGTTTAATGTGATCTGAACTTCGCATTCGTGATATTGTAGACCAACAAGAGGAAGTGCTTGTGATGTTGCCTCTGTGAACCAGAATGTAAGAGGGACATGAATATCCTGGCCAAAGATGGAGGGGCGGTTTGACTGTCCAGTTATTTGTGTCGTAGGATCGCGAAACACGCTAGGATATCCTGTTGCATTAGTACCACCTGCGTAGATTCCCTTGGATGGGTCAGTGTTTTCATTTGTGTCGCCAATAAGGATACGCCATTTCTCAAAAGTGTCCATATCGTAATCGGCAAGAGCCTTCGTCATCAAGTAGGTTCCGTCAAACTCCTGAATCTTCTGGCCGCCCACAAAAAACGCTGCATTTTGAATGAGTGCCGCTCCAATATATCTCACCCACTGGAACTGGAACTGAGCGGCACGTTGGGGCGTAGGTTGGACGTACTTGCTGAAAATGTCAGGGATTCTGCATGTAAAATACATGTCAGAAAGAAGATCGCCGTTACGTTGTATCTTCGTCCGTAGTTTGATTGGACTGTCGAAAGATAGCTCATTAGGTCCCTCAAGAGCCGTTGTTATATTCTCTAGGGAAAAATGACTATACCGACGAAATGTCTTGTAAAAATACGTCATCTGAGGGTTTCCAGAAAGGAGTATATTCTGTGCTCCATAGGAAACTAAACTGATAAGTCCTCCGCCCGTCATTCTCTCTTCTTGTTAGAACATCATTCTTAGGCGGTGATACCTCCGCAAGAATGATATTTGATTATTTCCGTAGTCGTTGCAGTTTACGCATTATAGTTTGATGTCCACCATGTGTCAGCCATATATGGTGGAAGTTCCTGTGCTTGTGTACTTATTTTCTTAGAGGGTCCTGCATTAAACAGAGTTTGAATCTCTGTGAAGGACAATGCATACCGGGTATAGATCAGCTCGCTCATGAGACCCTTGAAGGCACCACGCACCTCAAGCTTATTTCCTCGCAATGAAGGTGTTTGCGAACCCAAAGTAAAGTTTGCGCTGGAGAAGAGAATGATATCTTGGAAGTTCATGTAAGGAAGGGTATTCTCAAATCGCAACTTGTTTGCCAAGTTTCCGTTGATATGAACTTCAAGGCCACCGCGGCGGCAGTTAAGAACTACATGAAACCACTTTCGGATAGGAATATTTGCAACATCTACAAAAGCATAGGGGTTCTCATATGTATTCATGACGATACGCATAGTATTGGATGAACCCTTGATGAAAACACCGGGACCCATAAGAGGCCATACACACCCATATCCCTTATGCCACACATGATGAAGTACATCATCACCTGTGGCAAATGTTGCTGAGTTCACATAAAGATAGAAGGAGTATGCGAACTCGGTTCCAGACGGCTCATTCTGGGAAAATAATATCTGTTTTGCATCGGAATACTTGGAAGCATCTTGACGGATAACGAGCGCTTTATCATCAGAGTTTGCCGTATAACTCATTAAATGCTGGAATCGGGTAGACATTACCTTTGAGGCTGTGTAAAGACCTTCTGCCGTAAAAAACAGCATAACAGTTAGAAGAATAACAACTGTTCCGAGAATAATCTCTCCAAAGGTTGATTTTCCTGAAACAGTAGCCATGAATCCCGTATTTGCTTGCGGGTATGATGCCATCTAGAATCCGTTACGTTTTAATTCTGCTTCTGTCGTGACTAAAAGTTAAGAAAGATATAACTTCATTAACTTTTATTCAGTATGACTTATTAAATAATAGTATTAGCATTATCGTTTTGCGAAGAGTCCAACAAAATAGGCCCAAGGATCAAGACTTGATCCAGCAGGTCCAGCCATATACATGTTGTAAACGGCGCTAGGATTGAGAGAGTAGTTGTATGTTGAAACTTGGCTTACATATCCGTCAAAACCACCTCTGTCAACTAGTTTAACAGAAATAGATGTGGGATCAACTTTGAAGAAGCTATCAAGCACACATGAACGGGTCAGTTTACCATCAATATATACATCGCATGTGCGTCCATTCATACAGATTGTCACTTGGACCCATCGTTGGAGATCAATCTCCTCGATATCACACATAGGCTGTACCGTCAAACTATTATCAGACTGGAGTGGCTTGAAGAAGGCCTCCTTGTCTGCATTTGTAATAGTAATGCCAGGAACAGATGAACCGGATGCATCTTTTGTATCAACCCTTACAGATAATGAGTTATTGTAAGCGCCAAGTGCAACAAGAAGTGTTGCAAAGTTATTTCCTCCAAGTTCAATTACATGTTTGCGTGTTCCCTGTTTGTAGTTCCAGTCAGAAATATACATCCAGAAGTTTACACTATATTCTCCACCCTCGTAGATCTGGGATTGATTTGTATATCGTTTCATACCTTGATTTGCTGCAATCTTTCCACTCTCTACCATTACACCTGTGGATGTGTTTGTGCCGTAGAAAAAGCGGAAGCTATAGTAAAGAATAACAAGAGCAACAACAACAATCAGTAGGTTTATAAACCCAGACAAAATTCCTGAACTAGCTACTGATTCCATCTCTTCTCTATGATTTGAACTTAAAATTAAAAAGGTTATAACTTCCTTAATTTTTAGTCATTTAGTTAATTTACATGAGTATTATGCATAGGATGTTTCCCATTGAAGCCATGGTTGTGCAGGTCTTACTGTGGGACCTCCAAAACATCCTCCAGTAGGACAAAAAGACGGGAGTTTCATGTTTCCTATTGAATAACCAGGAGCTGCATTTGCAGATGAGGTTGCTACCTTTAATGTAAGTTCCTCTGGAAGAGTCACTAGAGGAGCTCCTCGCGTATCAGTCATTTGTGAATATTTAGCAGCCACTTGAACTCCATTTCTTGCAGCCTCTGACATATCAAATGCGGCGCCATATCCGTTAAATGCCGGATTACCTACTTTAATACCGTCTACAGGCGCTGTAGTAGCAATCATATAGAGGGTCTTCTGAGAAAGTACAAGCTT